AGTTGTTGACGCACCTGTTAAGGAAAAGCGTCGATATTCACTAGGCCGTATGGTTCAAGCGCAAGTTACTGGCGATTGGAGAAAAGCCGGTTTTGAGCGTGAAATGAATGATGAAATCGCGAAACAAGTTGGACGCGATGCGGAAGGGATTTACGTTCCAGATTTCGCATGGCAACAGCGTGGTCCGTTATCTACAGCGGCAACTGGTGCGACAGGTTCAGAAGTTGTATTTGATGACTTTGTACCAACTGCACATCGCGGAGATATGTTCATTGAAGCACTCAGAGCGCAACAAGTTCTTAGCGGTCTTGGAGCAACATACATGACAGGCTTAACTGGCCGTATCAAAATGCCAAAAATGGCAACTGGTGCAAACGCTGCATTTGTTGAAGAATTAGCAGATGTTAGTGATGGAGCCGGTACAGACGGCGGTGTAACATTGCAGCCTAGAACAATGGGCGCATTTGTTGACTTGTCACGTTTGTTGATGATGGAAAGCGTACCGGCGATTGAACAGGTTATCCGTGATGACTTGCTTCGTTCAGCGGCAGACAGAACAGAGTTCTATGCTATCCAAGGTTCAGGCTCATCAGGGCAGCCGACAGGTATCTTGAACACATCAGGCGTGAATGACCTAGACATTTCAGCAAATACAGACGTTGCGGCTCTTACATGGGCTGACATCACTGCACTTGTGAAGTTGGTTGAAGAGGACAACGGTGTTGTAAATAGCAACGCTCTAGGCTTCTTAACACACCCATCTGTTAAAGCCAAAATGGCACAAACTGTCAGAGTTGCGTCAACAGATAGTGTAATGTTGTTGAACGATCCTTGGAACCAGATTTATGGTTATCCGGCAGCATTTAGTTCAAATGTACCAACAACACTTGATCCAGGTGATGGCGGCAGTGATGCGGCAGCAATGATTTTCGGTGATTTCTCACAGTTAATCATCGCATCGTTTGGCGCACCATCAATTCTAGTTGATCCATACACAGGATCGAAAGCCGGAACTGTTAGAATGGTTCTTCATGCTGAACTAGACGTTGGTGTAAGAAACGCGGTCAGCTTTGCAATCACAAACGAGATTGACCACTCTTAATAAGTTAATCGGAAGGGCAGAAATGCCCTTCCATCCCTAGTTAGAGGTAATATTATGAAGGTTAAGATTTTACAGAAATGTTTCACTGGATTTGGTGGAAACATGATGGTGGGTGAAGAGCATGACTTACCGGATAACACAGCCGAAAAACTAATTAGACGCGGTTATGCTGAAGCAGCGACAGCGGCTAAACCAAAGGCTAAAACAGCCAAGAAATCCACTCGATCAGTCGGGTTGAAGAAGTCGGAAGAAAAGTTAGAAACGCCTGAAAGTGATAAGTAATGGCAATAGGTTTTGCAAATGATCTGCTTTCATTGTTTGCGATTGAGGATTTTGCGACAACAGCAACTTATCAATCGGCTGATCTTATCGGCATATTTGACAATGAAACAGTGCCAATGGATGCCGGTGGAACTGCACAAGTCCATCAAGAGCAACCGCGTTTCACTTGCAGAACCACAGACGTTTCTAGCATAGCCGCAGGGCAAACACTGGTGGTTAATTCAGCCACTTATAACATCATTGCTTGGCTGCATGATGGAACTGGCGTGACCACTATCCAACTTGAGAAACAATAGATGGCACACGTTAGACAGCAAATAAGGGATCGAGTAGCGGCAACACTAACATCAGCGGTTTCCCTAGTAAGCAGTCGTGTCTTTACGACTAGAGTGCATCCTTTAAATGAAGCATTACTTCCGGCAATCAGTGTTTATACTGGCAGCGAAAGCAGTGAACGCTATACAGCCGGAGTGACAGATATGAACCGCGAACTGTCATTGGAGATTGATGTCTATGTTAGGGAGACAGCTAGTTTCGATGATGATTGTGATGCGATAGCGGTTCAGGTTGAAGAAGCAATGGCCGGTGATTTCACTATCAATGGACTTGCCAAAAGTTCGGTGCTAACTTCAACGGAAATTCAGTTTGATGGGGAAGCCGATCAAATTTTAGGTGTGGCAAAGCTGACTTATCAGGTCAGATATGTTACAGCTCTGAATGATGTGGAAACAGCCAAGTAAGGAGTTTTAATTATGGCTACATATTTCGGATCAGATGGAAGCGTGAAGTTAGTTACTT